CCTACGCCCGCACCTACGCCCGCACCAGCGCCGTCTGGGGGGTGTTCGGGGGTTGAAGGAGGAGAACCTTTTGGAGTTGATCAGGAGGCGTTCTTTAGTATCTGTGAGCCTGGCAGAACCACACCAACCAAGATGCCATGCGCCGAGGGTACTCTCTGGGACACTTCGATCGGCGTATGCAATTGGCCTAAATAAATCTACATGTCTCCGAGTTCTTCCATCAGCATTTTTTCTAGATCATCATCACTACCATCATTTGTATGATCCATAGATGTATCTGTGATTTCGACGATTTCTTTCTCCATTTCTTCGAATATCTCCAAAATCTTGTTTCTATACTTGCAAATGATGTCACCAGTATCTTTGCCAGTAGAGTCTTCCACAAATACATTTCCGCTGCGCGTACAGAATGCACATGATTCTACGATGAAATCACACGGAGCATGATCGTGTGTCACTCCTGGGATAAACGGCGCGATCGTCATCCCAGACATTTTCTTTTTCTTTGCAATTTCATTTATTACACTCGTTGCAAATTCTGTGGCTGCAAGTTCTGCGAGGTTGCTGGCTTCCATTTTAATTTATGGTTTTATTACATGAGTAATGAGTTAAATAGGGCCTGCTGTCAATATGCGTGTTAATATGCTTGTATCGACAAAACACAATTGAGATCATGAACTCAATTTCCATGTCCGGTCATATCTTGTCAAAATTTTATTATCATTCCGTGCCTTAAGTGCTGTGCCAATGTGGCTGTGAGTTGCTTTCTTATATCCTATATATCTCAAATAATCCACGGCATCAGTTTGACTGTCATGCATTAGTTCATAAACGCCGTCGATATACGACACGCATTTCATCCTCGCGGATTTGGTACCGTCGTGTTTGCCGTTATTATGTGCGTCGATACTGTTTTCACTCCGGGTGCCAAGACGGAGTTTGTGCGGGCGAAAATCCAATGTGTCATCGTCTTCGTGGAGGATCATCTCGTCTGATTTCTTCGTGGCCCATTTATCAGGAAAGAACGTCATGAACGATAGAATGTGACATAACCATTTTTTTCCATTAATCTTAACAGACGGATATCCAGCCACCGGTCCGAGGCGATCTCCAGACAATACATTTTCTGCATGTTTCGAGATATATTTCACGCGATTCATATCAGAAATTTCCCAACGCCCTTGAGTATTCCTCGAATCAATAATTTCTTTCCAGATTTCTCCAGGAAGGTCGGAATATTCTTTGTATGAAAATCCATGTTGTTTCTTTTGAGCATAGTGTTTGATCATCCCCGCGGTATATTCACGACCAAACGGATTTTTTTCATCCTTCAAATATTCGACCCACTCGTTGACATTTTTCTCTTCGCCATAGCGATCGACGAGGAATGCGGTCTTATATATTTCTGGACGGTCTTGATTATCATTTTGTTCTGTCTGGTTCGCCCATCGAATATTGTCATCGGTATCATTCTCGCGATTTCTGTCAATATGATCCGCCGTATGATCCAGGGTTGAAGGTGGTCCTATAATCGTCGATGCGATTGCTCTTGCCACGTATATACTTCGTGGTTTTCCATTATCATCGGTCACACCGCATCTGTTATATCCTGCTTTGTTTTTGCTATATGCCATTGGTTCTCCTTTTGCATTCTTGATGATTCCATTTTCTATTGTGTATTTGTTAAACTCTGTGAGAGTGCCGTTCTTTGAGTAATATTTAAGCGAGTTAATCATTTACATGTATGTTATTTCAATTATTAAATTGATTCTGATGACGATATGGTGTTTTTTTGAGTCACAAAATCATGCTCAAGGATCTCGTCGATCGTGATTCGCGCGATAGGACTTCTGTAAAGCATCATCATCAAAAGATTTTTGAATTCATCCGAACGGTCAACGATAGCGTCGATCTGGGGCATCATATCAAACCTTGAGATTTCATCAATAAAAACCATATCGCATTTATTTCTAGGGTCTGCCCCTCCCATGGATAGCGTGGCAACATTGTACAGCGTCATTCCAAATGAGAAGATATCAATTGGCTTCCCAATGGCAAACGGAATCGTGTTCCTGTTCCGTTTCACGTGGACCGATGCAACTTCTGGAGCCATGTAAAAAAGAGATCCCTTCAGACCATTCAAACTCAATGAGTTGTCACTCTCGGTATTTCCGAAATCACACAGCACGTAATCACCGTTGTCGCCGATCAGGATGTTCTCCGGCTTGATGTCCCGGTGGACGAGGTCCAGGGCATGGACGTGCTTGATGGCGTCCGCGATGTCGATCACTAGTTTCCTGAGATCCTCATCGCTCATATCCCGCTTCTCTTCAACGACGTGCGTAAACAAATCTTTCTTCATGAAAGGAAGAATCAGATGGGTGGTCGTCAATGCCCGGCGGTCGTAATAAAACGCGATGGGCGAGATGATGTGAGGGTTGTTCATTTTCCTGAGGATGGAAAATTCCTTCTCCAACGCGCTGTTCATATAGTGCGAAGAAGAAACCTTCATCGCCACATATTCATTGGTGTGTGTATCAATCGCTTTCCACACATTGGCGAACCCGCCGGAACCGATCTTCCTAATACTTGTGTATCTTGAGTTATCATTTCTATCGCTCATATCGGGTGCCGCGGAGATTAGCGTGTCAATGTGGACATTGAGCGTCATCGTCTCAGAACGTTTGAAGCAAGAGCCGAATAGACAAGAGAACATATGTATTTTTTGCGTTTGTAACGATGGATAGACAACACTCAGTAGAGTGTATATTTATAGACCGGTCGTTACCGGGATCAAATGACATTATGCGTTATACGTGGTTTTAAAAAATATCGTTGTAATACAGAATGGCAACGTGCAATCTTTCCGTGAGAAAACTCGACTCTCTTGTCATAGCTGGTGGAGGTGCGAAAAGTATGGCGGGTCTAGGGGCGATACACATCCTCCGGAAAAATGGTCATCTGAAGGAATTGAAAACTGTAGCAGGAACCTCTGCGGGAGCGATTGTAGCTACCGGCGTGGCTTTGAACAGAAACTGCGTTGAAATGTGCAAAGCATTCGCTAACGAAACATATGTACCGTCTATTGACATTGGTAATTTCTCTAATGCGTTCGGGATTGACACCGGTGCTCATCTGTACAGATGGATCGACATTGTGCTCGGAGATAGGTCGCACACGTTCAAGAGCATCTATGATGAAACTGGCATCATATTGGTCATTTGCGCTACTAATATGTCAACGTTGTCCGCGAAATATTTCTCTCCTATGGAAACCCCCGATTTCGACGTGAAAACGGCGATTCGCATGAGTTGCAGCCTTCCGATATTTTTCTCTGCCGTTCGCCACGAGGGAGAAGTCTATGTAGACGGCGCTCTGACGGACGCGTTTCCAATTGATTATGTAAATAATATGGAAACCACGCATAACACGCTTGGGATTAGATACGATTCGGCGGAATATAGTGCTAACAGAGACATAAACAGCATTGACAAATTTTTCACAAGCTTAATTTCAATATCTACGCGCGACAGGTATTCACCAGACTCTAACGTTCTATCAATAGATGTTGGAAAAATAACCGTGTTAGATTTCAAAAATCCTAAAGTATTGAAGAAAGCGTTTAAGATAGGTGCTTCTAGAATGTCACAATTGTTGAAGAAAATAGAATAAATCAAAGATCACTACCGAACATGTCGCCGTCATCGCCAGAGTAGCCGTCGATAAGAGGCACGGATGTGAGTGAATTGATAGACGCCGCCGTCGGAGGTGGAGCGGACGTCGGCGGCACCATTTGACCCGATGTCAACGCATCTACGGAATTCAAGTTGTTCATGATTCCGGAAGACGAGTTACGATTAGTGTCCCAGGCGCCGTAGGGACCCATCGTTGCGTCCACAGCACTGGGGGCGAACGACACTCTGTTGGTGGATTGAGGCGCTCCGGATCTTTTGAGGATACCCTTGGGCAAGTTCAACTTCGTGACTACGTTCTTCTTCCGGTCCGCTGGTGCTGTGTATTCCACTTTCTGTTCCTTATCCGCGTTCATGAATTTGATAATCATGAAACCGAGTGCGATTATGACGATACCTACCAAAATCCTGATTGCAACATTTTCGAACATGATACACTTATATGTAATCATAAAATATTATTTTTTTAAAATTTAATACAAATCATCGAAAATTTCACACGACATGATGACTTCTCGTTGGTCGGAGTCGTCATACTCTCTCACGTATGGTTCGCGTTCCACGTCGTAGAGACATTCCACAATGTCGTCGGTGATGCTTGCTTTCTCGACAATAGAAACGTGCGTCTTCTTCCTCTCCATGAGTTCGGTATAAAACTCAAGCAAGATATTCCTGCGAGCTTCGAACCACTGCTCGTCTCTTTCCACGACCACGATATCGATGAACGGTTTACCATCGTCGTTCATAAATCCTGGTTTGTATTGAATAAAGTAACAGAAATCGACATTGCACACCTCCATTTGAACTTGAATTTGAGGATAATAGTGATGAGGGACCTCCCCGGGAATGATCTTCCTCCTGAGAGGACATTTTATTTCGACACAATACCCTCGTGCGGTAATTCCATCTGGCGATGCTGCCAACCACGGATAATCATCGTGCACTATCAAACCGAAATCGAACATTCGTTCTCCGAGAATGCTCATGGCCATCTCAGCCGCCTCCGTCTCGTACTTCACTCCATGTTCGAGAGCCATGCCAACTACCGGGACCACATTCAGCTTCTTCATGAGCAAGTCTTCGCGAGGGCAACCTTTGAATCCTGCAAACGGTTTGATGCCGAGAGCAGAAGATGATTCCGAAGCGGTCATGAGACTTTTTCTCACTTCATACCACTCGGGTGTTCGCTGGGCGTATTGAGGTTTCTTGAATAGATCAACAACACGTGGATGAAGTGTGGAAATATTGACATCGGCGGGGATCGGAACGACCGACATTTTTTACATTCAATATGTAGCTTATCATTAAGTAATTATGTCTGACGATATGATATCCTTCGTATCGACAAACCGTGGTTTTATGTACAGTGGCAAAAGTTCAAGAAAATAATACTTATAAATAACAAATGAATTCTATCATTTCTTTCCCTGGAAAAATTGCCAACATAGGGAGCGAGATCGACTATCATGGGAATGCAGTCACACAGGAAATACGTGTGATGCATGGTATCATAGACAGCCATGGAAAAGGGATAGAGACCGAGATGAAAATGATGCATGGGATAATCGACAGTCATGGAAAAGGGATAGAAAACGAGATGCAACTCATGCGCGAGTCTTTTGAGAACGAAATGAGAAACATGCAAAAGAAGACCAAGCAGATCTGCATCACCGTTTTAGCAGTGAACGTGCTTACTAGAATTTTCCTGCGGTAAAGTCGAGAAGATCTTCTCCGAACATATCTGCAATATCCGATTTTTCGATGAGCTGTTTGCTTGCAGCGTTCCTGGGATTCTTCTTTTTCTCTTGCTTTCTGATCACGAGAAATACAATCATCATAAACATCAACAGCAGTAAGAATTTCCACATATACTTAGATCCAATATTTTTTTGAATAGAAACATCAGGAGATGACACGTCATACATGGATCAAATGACTCCAAGTGGTGTGTTACCGGGGTCAAATGACATTTGCCAAAAGTCTATATAAGTCATCCCGAGGTACTCCAAATGTATAATCAATTAATTAATCACAATGTCTTCTCCTACTTACTACAACGAGTACGACTCCGAGACCGAGTACTTTGATATCGACCAAGATACATACGAGGAGCAGGAACCCTATATGACTTACGACGAAGAGATGGCGGCATTCGAGGATTCCGATAATATCTTTGAGGACGAATACGCTGATGATGCTTACAATAATTAAGTTTGCGTTTATTTTCGAAATAAAAATAACTATGTAAATATATACGAGATGGAATTCGTTGAGCAGATCCAGGAATTTATCAGTTCAGTGCCCAAGCCAGTGATATTCGCAGTGGTTCTCCTCGTCCTGATCGGCGGGTTCTTCCTCTGGAAGAAGATGTCTTCTAAGGACAGCGAGACCGAGGTAGAAAAGGGTGCTCTAGCTTCCGGCGTGTATGCCCAGAATGTGGCCCGCGATCTGGACAACGAGCGGGAGCCGATGCTGTCTGCTGCCTCCACGGACTTTGTGAAGGAGGTTGCGACTGGTCTTCAGGATCTAGAGAAGAGTGCCAAGGACGTCGTTGGTGCAGTCGCTCCCGATGAGGATGATGGAGACGATTCCGATTTTGAAGAATTTTAAATATGCATGAAAAAATGATTTGTCAATACAGAAATATTAACATATTGACACATCAATGTATAAATATAAGTTGGTCATTTGTAAATATAAATGGGATATCTCTACAAACTCACAAATAAAGTAAATGGAAAGTCGTATATCGGTCAGACAATTCGTCCCATAGAAAAACGCTTCGAGGAACATCAACAAAAAAGCAGTAGCTGTGTAGCGATTTATAATGCCATACAATATCACGGATGGGACAACTTCGAGAAAGAGTGGTACGAGGTTACCGACGATGACCTTAATTTCTACGAGGAGATGCTGGTCGCGCTGCTGGGGACATTGGCACCGGGTGGATACAATCTCAAGGAAGGTGGTGGGAGTCATAGCAAACCTAGCGAAGAAACCAAACAAAAGATCAGCGAAGCAACACTAGGTGAGAAAAATCATAATTTTGGGATACCAA